TTGTAGGGTATGATTCTCTCCAAGCTTGTTTTACTGCAAAAAATTCTTTATTTATTTCTTGTATTCTTTCTCTTGTTGCTTTTACTCTTTTAGAAGAAATTAAAAGTAAATTTTTTGATTCGTTTTGTAATTCTAATAACCTGTTTTGAAAATCTTGCGGAGTTGTCATAATATTTGTGTTTTGTTGTTATTATCTGAGTACAAATATATAGTAATGTTTTATTATTACAAAAATTATTTCAATATATTTTCTAAAAAAGATACATTATTTTTAGTTCTGCTTGTATTCCACTCATTAACAGCATCTTTATAAATACTATCAATCCACAAATGTAACTTATAAGTTCCGTTTCCTTTGAATATTAAACCATTTTTAAAGGTATGCTCCAGGCGATTTGGTGTTTTAATTTTAAAAGCTTCAATCTTCTCGGCTAATTTCATTTTTAGTATATTTTAAAACGTATAAATTCCTCTCCTTTTTTTACGATTGTTTTAAAAGTATGCAATTCGTATATAAATCGGTCATCTACTTTGTATTTTTTAACCAAGCAATCTATAAAAGTTTTTACGCAGTTATCAATATCACTCGCCCTGGAACTAAAACCAAATTCCAAAGCTAATTTTATATTTGTTTCATCAGGTATCTCGATTTTATTCGGTAGTAAGCGTAAACACTGAACTATAAAAATATCGTATTCTTTAGTACGGAATTTTCTGCCTTTAAAAGCTGCATTTATTGACATCGGTTTTATCTGTAGTTTTATTTCCATAATTAAAAAGGTACTTCATTATCATTATCATAACACTCATACATATCAAAAGCCTCGTCAAGTGTAGCGTTTATTTGTTTTGGTTCTTCTATTTCGTTTTGCGTTCCGTTTCTGACCTTATCTAAATAAGTAAAAGGACTAACACCATTAAAATAATATCTTTGCTCTCGTACGTTAAAAGTAATTTGATCTATATTTTGAGGTATTCCGACTAATTTTTGTTTCTTAATCTTTTGACTTCCAAAAATCACTTCAGGATCTTTAAAATCTAATGCTCTATTTGGTCGCCATACGTACAAAACATTATCGGCTTTATCAGCAAAAGTTCCGCCTCCTTTAATTTTGTTTAATTCGGGTCTAAAATAACGGCCACCATCTTTTTCGTTTTTCATTGGAGTAACCTGGTGCGCTACTAAATTAACACTAACCTCGTTTTCAGTTGCAAATCGTTTTAATTGAGTCATAAATTTAGAAATATACAAATCTTCTCTCTCTCCTGCGCTTGTTAAATGTTCTATGGTGTTATATGGGTCAATTACCAAAGTCCTAACACCGTGTTTTTTTACTAAATATTTAGCTTTATCAAAAATAGTCTGTAGTTTAAAATCTTTTTCAGGATATATCACAAAAAAGTAATCTTTTATAAAATTCATTCCTTGCTTATATTCAGACTCGCTCATATAATTATTTGAATAGAATGGATCGCAGGATTTTCCAATATAAGTTTCGATTAAATCATTATAAAAGTCATCCAAAGGGAAGTTTTCAGGACTAAAAACTGCAACTTTTACACCTGAAATTATTGCACGAATTAAACACAATTGATTTAAAAATAAAGATTTTCCCTCGTTTTGGTAGCCAGTCCACAAATTAACCTCTCCCGCTCTCCAAGTCCAGGCTTTGTCTATTTCTGTTATTCCTGTAGTTTCCCCTCTATTTTGTCCGTTTCTATAACTATTTAACATTGAACCTGAAACGTCAGAAATTGTAAAAATGCCGTCAATTTTAACGTCTTTTGCTATTTTTACAGTATTAGCCAAAGAATCTTTACCGTACTTAATTAAATAATCATTAGCATCTTTACAATCTCCGAAGTTTATAATTTTACATTTTTCCGCTCCAAATCTTCTTATTAATTCCTTTTGACCTTTTTGCCCTGCTTCGTCATTATCTACTGCGATGTAAATCGTTTCTTTACCCTCAAAATAATTATAATAATTATCAATGTAATCGAGATTTAATTCGCCTTTTAAATTGAAACCATTAGGAACTGAAACTACATTTTTTACACCTACCGTGTAATAAGCCAAAACATCAAATTCTCCCTCAACAATTACGCACTCGTTTTCAGTTGCAATATTATCTAAATTATAAAATATCTTCTCGGCATCCTTGTATAATTTAAAATTCTTTTTTGCGTCTCTATATTTTACGTTTATTAGTTCTCCATTAAAATAATAATCAAAACAAATACAATTTTCTTCTTTTTTTGTTTGTGGCATCCATTCTTTTGCCTCTCTAACTTTTAAAGCTTTTAAGGCGCTTAAATCTATGTTCCTAACATTTGATACGTAATTTATAAAACGTTCGCTATATTGACTTGTATTAGATTTTAAAACAGGTCTTACATATTGCTTTGTATTTTCTTTGCGTTTAAAAGTATGTAATTGTATTTTTTCTCCGCAGTGATTACACAAACCTAAGCCTGTATCCCAAAAAACAGAAAGGCATTTATCTTTACTCTTTTTTCTGTCTGCTGAACATACAGGGCAGGTGTGAGTTTTCGCTCCGTTAGGTATTCCGTGAATATTATAATTTTCTATTTCGAAACCGTTAATAAAATTTTCCATTGTGTTTAAATTTGATTTGTTTTACCAAAAGGCTTATCAGGTGTCGGACAGTATTCTGTTTTTTCAATATCGTTCCAGCATTTACCATTTAACCAAGTCAAAGGATTTTTTCTGAATTTTACATCAGGGGTCAAAACTACATAATCATTTACAACCTCCAAAATTTTATCTATATCTTTTTTCGGTAATTTTATAAATTTGTCTTTACATCTTTTTGAATCGTTCTTTTTGTTGTAAATATTCCAAAATTTTAAAAAATCATTTTCAAGCGATAGCGATATATTATTTTTATCTTCTCTTATCTTATCTTCTCTTATGGCATCGTTTTCGCATTGCGAAATTAATGCGGTCGCATTGCGTTCGCTTAAATCATTGATTTTCCTGCGTTTATCCCATCCATCTTTAGCGTTTTTACTGTTTTGTTTACTTATATTATCAAATTCAGACAATTGTTCTTCTAAAAAATCAATACGTATAAAGTCATCTTCAATAGCGATAATTCTATTTTCGCAAAGCGAATTTAATGCGGTCGCATTGCCAGCGCATAATTTTTGAACAGCAAGTTTTAAAGGAACATCCCCAAGTCTTGACCAATACATAGAACATAAATCAATAAACAAACCTTTGTCATCTCTTGATAACATTTGTATATTTCCATTTTCCCATTGATTAGGTTCAAATTTAAAGTATGGTAATTCTTTAGCCATTTTTTACCTCACTTTCTGTAATTTTATTAATTTCTGTACGAAGTGTTTTAGCAAATTTAATAGCGGTACTTTTATCTAATAAAATAAAAGATTTTTGTTCATTATCACTAATAGAACCTATTTCAATCCATATTCTATTTAAATTTTCTCCAAAGTAAGCATTAGAAGTAATGTAAGTATCATTACAATCTGCATCTAAAAATTTTAATTCAAATTTTGCCATAATAATAACGGTTTTAAGATACCGATAAACTATTTAGTTAAAAAGTAAAATCCGATACGGTCAGCCTATTGTGAGATTTAGCTTTCCATATCGGATTCTTATAATATTTTCGGTTTGTAATAAATCTCACTAAATTACAGCTACAAATATAATACTTTTTTTGAATAAATAACAAAAAGATATAAAAAAACCGCTAAATTTCTTCAGCGGCTAAAACAAAACTTTGTAAATGTACTAAATTAAAATAGTTTTTGTTGTGATACGTGGTTATTTATTCTTTGCATTGCTTTATCAAAATACTCCTTGTCTAGCTCACAAGCCGTCAAATCAAAGCCGTAATCGTGGCAAGCTATTGCAATTGATCCGCTTCCTAAATGCGTATCGAGTATTTTATCTCCTTGTTTTGCATATTTGTCTAATATCCATTTGTAAAGTGCAACAGGTTTTTGCGTAGGATGTATTCTATTTAATTGATTTGGATGCTTATCATATTTTTTAGCACTTGAATTAAAAGATGTCCATGCCATTTCAAACTGTGCAAATGTAACATCTTCAGAGAACCCTTTATCCCATAACAACCAACAAGAAGAAGGTTGTAAAAATTCAGTCATATAATTACCACCCCAGATAATTTGGTTTTTAGAGACTCTTTTTAGTTCGACAAAATATTCTTTATTTGGTATTGAACTATCGTTCCCGGAAAATTTATGATAATCACTTTTCTTATCTCCTTTCCTTCTACCCATTGATACATTTATATTAATTCCATAAGGTGGGTCAACAATAGCTAAATCAAAATAATTATCAGGATAACGAGCCATTAAAGCCATATTATCTTCGTTTGTAATTGTAAGCATTTTATTTTTGTTTTTAGTTTATATTAAAAAATATGCGTAATTCTGGCGATTTGTCCATTATTTTTGCAGTGTAAAAAACCCTCTACTGCTTTTGGCGAATGTTGGTAACCGTTTCTACTATGCCAACTATCAGCACTCGAAGGACTTCTTAAAGATTCAACTGTTATACCTACGTAATCCTTGCTTGTTTTGTGGTGTACGTGGTGCGTATATACATAACGGTGTTTTGTTAAACTCCATTCTATAGGGAACTCTTGTGCCATTAATAAAGGTAACAATTCTTGTTTTGCTCCATCTCCGTGAGTAGTTCCAATAAGATTATTATAATATCTAAAACCTTTAC